TGCACCAGTACGGCGGCTGGACCCCGCTCACCGATGTGCTGCAGATGACGGCCATCGACAACAATGTGGTACAGGCCACCCGCGTTCTGGCAAGCCAAGCGGGCCGCACCATGGACAGCATCACCCGCGATGTACTGGCCGGCGGCACCAACGTCATCTATGCGCCGAAGCTTTCCGCAGACGGCACCGAGACTGCCGTCACCAGCCGCAAGGCGCTGGACAAGAGCTGCACCCTGACCCCGAAGCTGTTCTTCCAGGCGGCGGCACAGCTGGGCGCGATGAACGCTGACCCCATCGGCGACAGCTACATCGCCATCATCCATCCCTACGCAGCCTACGACCTCAAGACCTGCAAGGAGTTCATCGAGGCCCACAAGTACGCCGATCCCGACACCATGTACCGCGGCGAGATCGGCAAGCTGGGCAACATC